GTACAGAAATCGTTGGTAATATCATTCACTGTAAAAATGCAAAGTCAAGATTGACTGTTGAGAACAGAGTGGTTGATGTTAGATTATCATACGACAAAGGACTGGACAGGTACTATGGTCTATTAGATATGGCACTTGCATTCGGAGTATTTGAGAAATCATCTACAAGAGTTAAACTTCCAAATGGTAAAACCGAGTTCGGAAAAACCATTAACAACAATCCCGAAAAATACTTCACACCCGAAGTAATGGATTTATTAGAGACACACGCACAGGAATATTTTAAATATGGAAGCAAGACTAGAACAGACGATACTGAAGAATCTGATACAGAGTGAGGAATTTGCACGAAAGTGTGTTCCATTCATTAAATCAGATTACTTTACAGACCCCGAGGAAAGAGTAGTATTTCAAGAGATTACAAAATATTTTGAATCTTATACTAAAAATCCAACAGTAGAAGCATTACTTATCAATCTTGATAATTCAAGTAATCTTAGCGATACCGTTCTTAAGAACGCTAAGGGGATTGTTGCAAAAGTTAAAACAGATACCGAAGAGACACCACAAGATTGGTTGGTCACTGAAACTGAACAGTGGTGTAAAGACCGTGCAGTTTATATTGCAGTGATGGATTCCATAGAAGTTTTAGATAAGAAGTCTCAAAGGTCAACAGGTGAAATACCCGAACTCCTTAAGGATGCACTTTCAGTTTCCTTTGATACCAATATTGGTCACGATGTCTTAGAAGATGCAGAAGCACGATTTGAGTTCTACAATATGGAAGAAGAGAAGATTCCATTTGACCTAGAATACTTTAACAAGATTACTAAAGGTGGTTTACCTAACAAGACTTTAAACATTTGTCTTGCAGGAACTGGTGTTGGTAAGTCATTGTTTATGTGTCATCAAGCTGCAAGTTGTCTTATGATGAACAAGAATGTATTATACATTACACTTGAAATGTCAGAGGAAAGAATTGCAGAAAGAATTGATGCAAACATTATGAATATCCCTATGAAAGATATTCCCGAAATGAATAAGAAACTCTATGATAAGAAAATTGACAAGTTAAAGAGTAAGACAAAGGGTAAACTTATTGTCAAAGAATATCCTACTGCATCTGCTCACGTTGGACACTTCAGACATCTATTACAAGAGTTAGACATTAAGAAAGACTTTCAACCCGATATAATATTTGTTGATTACTTAAACATATGTTCAAGTGCAAGAGTCAAGCCAGGAAGTGGTGCAAACTCTTATACACTTGTTAAGAGTATTGCAGAGGAACTTAGGGGACTTGCAGTAGAGTTTGATGTCCCATTAGTAAGTGCAACACAGACTACAAGAAGTGGTTACGGTTCTACTGATATTGGACTCGAAGACACTTCAGAATCATTTGGATTACCTGCAACTGCAGATTTAATGTTTGCACTGATTACATCCGATGAACTAGAAGAACTAGACCAACTCGTAGTCAAACAGTTGAAGAACAGATACAATGACCCAACTATATTCAAAAGGTTTATCATTGGTATTGATAGAAGTCGTATGAAACTCTATGATTGTGAACAAGATGCACAAGAAGAACTGGTCGATAGTGGTATGAATGTCGATGATGATGTACCAGTATTTGATAGAGGAAGGAACGATGGTCAAAAAAGAGATTACAGTGCATTTAAGGTAGAATAAATGCACTAAATAGTAGTAATATTATGAAATCTTTAAAACCCAAAGAAGTATTATCACTAATACAACAGAAAGTAGACCTCAAAAGAACATTACGTTCTGCTAAAAAGAACGGTGAAGATTCAACAGTAGACAATATATCTAAAAAAATTCACAAAATTGAGTCGAAACTACACAAGTCCCACCTCCAAAAACCCTAAATAACTGTATAAATTTAGGAGACATTTATGACATTTGCAGCACAAATAGTAGATTTAGATGCAAGAATAGCAAACGAACAAAAACACATTGATTGGTTCAACAATGTTAATGGTTCATATGGCTTTATGGAGGTTGCTTCTTTACCAACTTATACTAATGTTGATGGTAAGAATGGATATTGGGCTCAATGGAGACTAGACAATCCTTCCTTAGATGGGTCAAATGGTACAGATGATGAAAATATGCAACATTTTATGTGGGATGAACACCAAAATGACACTACGGATTGGACTTCAGTAAAAACAACAATGCAAGCATCCATTGACTCAATGACTGCAGATAGAAACCATCTACAGTCTAACATAGACAACGGAAATCCTGGCCCTTAACTTAAAAAGAAAAATACCATAAATAGTAGTAATACTCACATAAATGTGATATAATACTACTATGGGCGCAAAGAATCTACATTTAGAACACTTAGAAGACGAGATTATCAATCAAGGGATTGATGGTGGTCGTGGTGCTATAAACTTCTTACGAGGTCTTAGAGATATGCTGAAGGGTAGTTCTAAGAAGTCTGTTAATATGACCGTCAAATGGGATGGTGCTCCTGCAATCTTTTGTGGTAAACATCCCGAAACCAATCAATTCTTTGTTGCAAAGAAATCACTATTCAATAAAGACCCACTATATTATACTTCAGAACAACAAATAAAAGATGCACCCGAACTAAGTGGTACACTAGAGTCTAAATTCTTAGATTCATTCAAGTATTTGTCTGCACTATCATTTTCAGATATCTTACAGGGTGACTTAATGTTCACTGATGATAAAAAGATGGAAGATATAGATGGAACCCAATGTGTGACCTTTCAACCAAATACAATAATGTATGCTGTCGATATCAATTCAGAACTTGGTGGAAAGATTGCAAACGCAAAACTAGGAATAGTGTTTCACACTACTTACACTGGTACAACAATTGATGACTTAAGTGCATCCTTCGGTGCAAAACTTCCAAGTGGAAGTAGCACAGATGTGTGGATGGATGATGCATCGTATAAAGATGTCAGTGGTAAAGGGTCGATGACTGCAAAGGAAACAGTTTCACTTACACAAGAACTATCTAAAACAGGTAAAGCATTTCACGGTATCAAAAGAAACGACTTACAGAAGTTTACTAAGATACAGGATACTATTGCAATGAAAGGTGCAGGTGCATCTTATAAAACATATTGCAACACTTTAATAAGACAAGGGAAGTTTAATCCAACATATAATGGATACATAAAACACTTTGAAAACTATTGGAAAGATAAAGTAGTCGCAAAGGTCAAGATGGAAAAGACTAAAAAAATTAAAACAGAGATTGGACAACAACTCCTTGCAGAACTTCGTGGTCTTAAATCCTTTATTGTAAATCTAACTGCATTTATGGGATACCTAGTGTCTGCAAAACAGATGATTATAACCGTACTAAATAGAGTAAAGAGTATAGGAACTTTTAAAAAAACTGCAACAGGATTTGAAACAGTAAACCCCGAGGGATATGTTGCAATTGATAATGATGGTAAAGCAGTCAAACTCGTAGATAGAATGGAGTTTGCATTTAATAACTTTACTGCAATCAAAAACTGGGATAAGTAGATGAAATCTTTTATAGAAATATTTAAAGAAATGCAAGAAGCAGACTCTATGCAAACTCGTCTTAAGAAAAAGAAAGCATTCAGAAAAAACAAACATAAAATTCTTCAGAAACGCAAAAAGGCAATGAAGAGGAAAAACCTAGACCCTGTAAAACTTGCAAAACGTGCTAAGAAACAAGCAAGAGATATGGTTGCAAAGAAAATGTTAAAGGGTCAATCAAAAGCAAAATTAGGTATGAGTGGTAAAGAAGCACTCGAAAAGAAATTAGATAAGAAAAAGGGTGCAATAGCAAAACTTGCTAAAAAACTTCTACCATTAATACGCAAAAAAGAAGCATCAAAAACTAAGAAAGTGAAGAAAGAAGATGACAAATAAAAATTTTACAAGTTGGTTATCAGAAGCAAAGGGTAAAGGTGCAGTATTTACTTTCGGTAGATTCAATCCACCCACAACAGGACACGAAAAACTTGTTAACAAACTAAATGGAGTTGCAAAAGGATATGGAGATGCACTCCTATTCTCATCTCATTCAAATGATAAAGTTAAAAATCCATTATCCCACAAAGATAAGGTTAAATATCTAAAAGCATTTTTTGGTAAAAAGGTAACAGTTATAGACACAGATGTTAAACAAGTGTTCCAAATCTTAGTGTTTCTTTTTGATAAAAAATATACAAAAATTAGAATGGTTGTTGGGTCAGATAGAGTAAGAGAGTTTGATACACTTCTAAACAAATACAACTCGGTTAAAGCACGACACGGTTTCTACAAATTTGAGGAAATAGAAGTAATCTCTGCAGGTGAAAGAGACCCCGACTCAGATGATGTCAGTGGAATGTCTGCAAGTAAGATGAGAGAGTTCGCAGAGAAAGGTGACTTTGATTCATTCAAACAAGGAGTTCCTTCTACTGGTGTAAGATTTGCAGAGAAACTATATAAATCAATCCGTAAAGGAATGGGTATTGCAGAAAGTACACTACCGTCATATATGCTGGAAGATTTGATACAAGAAGGAGTCTATGACCCTGGCACATTCAAAGCAGTATTTCTTTCAGGTGGGCCAGGAAGTGGTAAATCTGCAGTAGTCAAAAAGTTGGCATTAACTGCACTTGGTTTAAAAATGGTCAACACTGATAGAGCATTTGAGAACGGATTAAAGAAAGCAGGAATGTCACTTGACCTTAGAGGTGCAGACTTTAGTAAAGTAGACCCTATCCGTGCAAAAGCAAAAAAGATTACAGGTAAAAACTTAGATGGATATATCGATGGAAGACTAGGTCTTATCTTTGACACTACAAGTGCAAAGTCGGATAAGATTAAGTCCTACAAAAAACTGTTAGATACATTAGGATATGAATACAAAATGGTATTTGTTAATGCAAGTCTAGACAATGCACAAAAAAGAAATGACTTAAGGTCTAGAAAACTACCATCTGCAATTGTAAAGAAAGATTGGGACGCTGCACAAAAAAATGCAAAAGAGTATCGAACAATTTTTGGTAAAGACTTTGTAGAGATTACGAATGACGATGACCTTGCAAGTCTTGACAAAAAGGCAAATTCACTATACAGTAAACTGTTAGGTTGGTCTACTTCATTCCCTAAAAACAAAATTGCACTACAATGGAAACAACGAGAGTTGGATGCAAAACGAACTAAATAGTAGTATGTTAGATTTAATAAGAAATAAGATAAAAACTCTAAAAGAAGATGCAGTCTCAGATGTTAAAGCAAAACACGTAGACGAATTAGAGAGACTAAAGACTAGACAGGAAAGAGAACTAGAACAATTAAAATCAAGACAAGTACGACAAACAGATACTGCAAAATCCAATGTAGATGCAGAAAAGGAAAGAGAGAAACAAAGAAAGTCAGTATCATCTGAAGAGACATCGGTAAAACAAGACAAAGATGTTAAGGATAAAAAAGGCACTCAACCTGCAAAATACTATGCAGGAGATATGTCTAAGTCTACAAAAGACAAAAGAGATGCACACTTCAAAGCAAAAAAGAGTGGCCCAGCACCTGGCGACCACGATGCAGAAACAAAACCATCTCAACATACTATAAAGTTTAAGAAAATGTTTGGTGAAGACAGTTTAGAAGAAGATAACGGTCTCCAAGCAAAAGCAGATAAGTCGGGTATATCAAAAGGTATATTACAGAAAGTTTACAACAGAGGACTTGCTGCATTTAAGACTGGTCATAGACCTGGCGCAACTGCACCTCAATGGGCAATGGCAAGAGTTAATTCATTCATCACTAAAGGTTCGGGAACTTGGGGTGGTGCAGATAAAGACCTTGCTAAACAAGCAGGTGGTAAATCAGAGTCAATAGAAGAAGGAACTGATATCAAAAAACAACTCAGCAAGATTAAGGGGTTAAGTAAGAAACAACTAGAAACATTGTCAACAATGAACACTTCACAACTAACAGTTTTAGTTCAACAGTTATCTTCATTAGTAATGGGTGAACAAGACGAGTGTTGGGACGGATACACACAAAAAGGTATGAAAAAGAAAGGGGACAAAATGGTTCCTAATTGTGTTCCCGAAGAAAGAGACTATAAAAAAGAGTACGAAAACTACCAAGGTAAACCTGAACAAATTAAAAGACGTGCAAAGAGAAATGAAGCACGAAGAAGTTTAAAGGACAGAAAGGATATTAAAGGAAAGGATGTTCATCACAAGGATAACAATCCTATGAACAACGACAAATCAAATCTTTCCATAGTTAGTAAAAATTTTAATAGAAAAGAACCTAGACTTAGGGAATTAAAGAACAAAGGAGCATTACCAAAATGTTAAAAGAATATCACGAAATAGGAACAGACTCATATAGAAACTATCTTCAGAGAACAACTCCTGAACAATCTATAGAAGAGTACGTCAAAGAATCGCAAAAGAATCTAAAAAGTCAAAAACAAAAACACTTTAGTCAAGTGTTCCAAAACCCTTTAAAAGGATTCCCTTACAACGAAGAGATTGAAGTAAGGAAAATTGAAGAGAAGTATAAACCTTACATAATGAAAGGTTTTGAAAGAGTTACAGACTTGTACGTCCAATTCAGAGGAAATGGAGAAGAGAAAGACTTCGCAAAAGCAAAGAAGATGGTTATGGATTATTCTAAGAAACATAAACTAGATATCAAAGACAATCCAAGAAACAAAGTATTCGGAACACCTCAAGAAGGTTCAAGTGCATATAAAATAAGTCTTTTTGCAAAGTTCACTAAAGATAAAGACCACGATTTTGCACCATTATACAAACAATTATCTACATTAAAGACTGCAGAAGACCACGGTGGTGGTTATGCAGAACCAATTAAAAAATGAAGACATTAAAGGAACAAGCACTAGATACAGTTATTCTTGACCTACAAGAATCTAATACAAATTTTATTGATAATCCTTTCAGATTGGGTTCATATATGTATTTTGCAACTATTAAAGAAGTGCGTAACCTAGTTGCAGAACAAAGATATAGATTAACAGAAATTGATAAAAATATTTTAGAAACAGATTTAGGTGAGTATGAAGTTTATGAAGGAGATTTAGTTCCACTTGATTGTCCTATGATGGATATAGTTGAAGAGGACGATAAGAAAGAACCTGAATTAAATAAACCTAAAGCAGGTGGTTCTAAGAAGTACTATGTGTATGTTCGTGACCCTAAAACAAAAAATGTTAAGAAAGTTTCTTGGGGAGATACTACAGGACTTAAAGTTAAGATAGACGACCCTAAAGCACGAAAATCTTTTGCTGCAAGACACAATTGTTCTTCTGCAACTGATAAAACTAAAGCATCATATTGGGCGTGTAGACTTCCTCATTATGCGAAACAACTCGGATTATCGGGTGGTGGAAACTTTTTTTGGTAGACCTATATAATTAGGAAGGAAATATATTATGAAAGAATTATATCACACTTATGCGAGGGATGGTAAGTACGCAGAGGTCTTTAAGACTTCTCAAGGTTGGGAGGTAGACCTATACACTGGTGACACCTTAATAGAGACTAGAGAAGTACATAATCACTCAGAAAGTTATGCAGAAGATGTTGCAGATAACTGGGTTCACAATATATTAAAAATCGAGAAGGAAGGTTCCTTCTATGGGTACAACCAAAAGGATGATAACTTCTATCCTGGCTTAGATGACTAACCCATATACAGAAAAAGTTTTAGAACAACACGGGACAGGTAAGAAATTTATTTTAAGAACCTTTGATGAGACCGTTGACGAAAAGGATTTAATATGGCATCGTGATAAAAAATCACGAACAATTCATATTTTAGATGGGATTGGATGGAAATTGCAAATGGAAGATAAACTTCCAGTAGAGTTATGTGTTGGTCAAGACCACTTCATAATGAAAGACAGTTACCATAGAATCATAAAAGGTGAGAGGAACTTGACTATTCGTATAGAAGAGTAAGTATCAAACATAAATATATTATAAATAATAGTACTATGAGTTATAAATCAGAAAACTGGAAAGACAAATTAGACCAAGTGCGTGGACACATTGCACTAAAAGAAGGTTCTGTAGCACAAACTGCAGATGAAATCATCAATCAACAGATTGAAGAGGAACTTAACAATTCATTCAACGAAGTAATAGAAGAAGATGTTCTATTAGAAGCATCTGCTGGTGCAATGATTGATAAGTTGTTCAATCTTAAAGGTGATAAAGATTCACAATACGGTGTTGCAAAGATGCTATCTATGACTGGTGTCAAAGTAGTCCAATCAATGCAGAAACAAAACCCAAAAGGATTCGAAAAGTTAATTGTTCAGTTAGGTAAAGAGAAAAAGATTACACTACCTACCAACAATAAACTAATGGCAATGTTCAAAGATGCAGGTGTTAAACCTCTCAAAGATGAAATTGACCTAACCAAAGAAGAAAAACTTTCAGTAGAGAAATCTGCAGAAAAACTAACAGAAAGAAATATGTTAGGTAGACTTGCGAAACAATTACAATTAAACGAAGAAGGTAAACAAAAAATGTTTGATTACTTCGAAAACGGGAAAATTACAAATGATTAATGAACTCTCAAAAGACCTACTTGCTGATGTCAAAGCAATAATGGAAAAGAAATTAGACCCTGTCAATGACAAGGAAAACGATAAGAAATTTAAAGACCGTAAAGACAAAGACATCGATAACGATGGTGATGTAGATGGTTCAGATGAATATCTTCATAAGAAACGTGCTGCAACTGATGATGCAATTGATGGTGGCAAGAAACCTGCAAAGAACGAAGACCAAGGACAATTTATTTACGCTGCTAAACAAGCAAAGAAAAAAGGTGAAAAGGAATTTATGTTTGCAGGGAAAAAATATTCCGTGGATGTAAAAGACGAGGAGTAGTTCTATGAACCTATTTCAACAATTAAAAGAAACTGCAAGAAAAGAATCTCTTAACGAGATATCTCAACAAGCAAAGATTCAAAAAGCGATAGATATTGCAACCTCAATGGGTGGTAATATGACAGGTGCTGTTAAAAGAATCGAACAAATCAAAAAAGGTTTATCCAAAAATAAGAATGTTGCAAATGCATTAAGATTAGCAAACGAAGAAACAATCTCAGAAGATTACAAAAAAGTAATCAAAATGTTCCCAAGAGATAACGACTGGAAAAAACTTATCACAAAACATAGACGTGCAATTGATGATTTCAGAAACAATAACAAAGATTTACCTTCTAAAGTAGAAGATGAATTACTTACTTGGGCATCACAAACTGGTGAAGTCAGTGGTAAACACGATGCAGAAGACTTCATAATGTCAATCCTTGATGAAAGTACTATATCAGAGAACTATAGAAAACTTGCAAAACACGGTATGGGAACAGAGACACCCAAGTCAGTCAAAGTTGGAACAGAGATTGATTACTACCAAAAAGATGGTGCAAAATATATGGGTAAAGTTGTTAAGATGGATAAACAATCTTACACTGTAAAGGACGACAAGACTAGTAAAACACATAAGTTTTTCTACCACGACAGAATTAAAGCTGCAAAACTTCTTAAACAAGGTGATAACATACAAGAAAAAGTAGAGTATGCAGAATACAAATTCAGAAACAAGGGAGATGCTCAGAAAGCATTAAACTACTTTAAAAGTCAACAGTTAATCAAACTAGACATCAACGATGATGGATTGAGTCAAGGTGAACTTGCAATCGATGCTGGTAAGAAAGATATGACTAAACAACACAAAGAAGTGTTAAAGAACTTCAAACCAAAAGTCCTCACAACAGAACAAACTATTTCAGAGGGTACTTGGGCAGTTCCCGATTCATATCCAAAATTAGTTGCATTACAAAAGTTCTTAAGAAAACCACATAAAGCAAAAACTGCTAAAGATGTAGAGAAGTTTACAAATGATGTATACGATTTCTTTGGAGACGATTCGTTCTTTGACGATTTAGGTGCATATGGAACTACATTGCCAGGTGGAGAAAAGGACGAAGACGGAAAACCACATTCTGCAGAGTATTTAAAACGTGCAAACCAATACAATAAAATTAAAAAGGGAACAGACTTAAATTTAGTTCTTATTAAACAATTAGGTGATTGGACTGGTAATGTCCTTAAGTTTAAAGGAGTAGAAATGGTACAATTCCCAAGAGATTGGTATCTAAAAGACAACCCTAAACACAAAGATGATGATGCACAAATTAAAGCAAAACTAGAAAGTGTTCAAGAAGGTAAAGGTATGAAAAGAGGACGTGGTAATCTTAAATTCAAAAGACAAGATTCAATCAAAGCAGAAGCAGTATCAAGTGACCAACAAGCCGCAATTGCAATCGCAAAGAAAAAGAAAAATGAATCTGTTATGGATGCATACAGAGAAATGTGGGAAGAAAACTTAAAAGAAGAGATGATTACCTACAGAGTTAAAGGAATGCAGAGACCTGAAGAAGACAAATTCAAAAAATCTGCAAAGATGATGGGTTTAAAGATTACTATGGACAAAGGTAGAGACGATACAGTAATCGTTATGAGTGGAACTAAGAAGAAACTCAGAGACTTTGATTCAGTTGCAAGAGGTAAATCTTCATACGGTGACCCTTCAACAATCAAACACTTTGACGAGAAGTAGTATGAGAGACTTTTTCAAAACCTATCGAGATATGCATTTAGTTGAAATCAAACAACAAGAAGTTGATGCACTAAAGAAATTATCTAAAGAAATGCAATCAGTTCTAAAAGGTTATCAGAAGATTGTTGGAATGGGTGATAAAGAACTCAAAGATAAGAAGTACAACAAAGACTATGAAGCAGTTCTTAAAGCAAGAGATGTTATCTTACAACTTATTGGTAAAGTAAACACTCAAAAGATTCTCAATAAAGAAGAGACAACAGTAGAGTTAGACGAAGGTCTAATACCAATGTATAAGAAAACTAAGTTTGAAGGTAAAGAGTTCGACAGAAAGAAAGAAATTGCAATGATTAAGAAGATGATACAAGCAATTCATAAAGTTTCAAAGATGCAAGATAATATGCAATACACTGCTGAAACAGGTGGTGGAACTACAGGTGGAAACCCAAATAAAGTTTGGGAAAATCTAAGAGATGCAGAAAGAGCATTGATTGATTATATGGGTGGTGTTGAAAGAGGTAATTATGATGGTGTCATTGATATGGACAGAGACTAATGGATAGAGTAGATGCAAGGTTTAAACTCTTTAAAGAAAAATTAAAGAAACTGGGATATGCAAAGAAAGATGCAAAAGAAGTCAACAAAATTGTAGAGAAACAAGGTGACTTCGGAATGATGTCTGATGCAGGTAATAAAAAGATTGCTCGTGCAGTTTCCCAATCAAAGAATGAGAATGACCTTCGTGCAAAGTTAGAGAAAATCTCTAAAATGGCAGGTGGTAAGTATGCAGAAGCAGGAGAAGATGCAGTAATAGATTCAGCACTAGGTGCATTGAATGATAAATCTACTGGTTCACAATCTTGGGCAGACAAGAACATAATGGTTCAACTAGGAAATTACAGAGACCTAACCAAAGATGGAGAGGTTTCAACAAACGATAACAAAAAAAGTAAAGTGAAAGCAAAGGACGCTGCACTAGTTTACAACACTTTAATGAAAGTTAAAGCACCTGTTCGTACTAAATACATACAGATGTTACAGAAAGACTCCAAGTCTTTCAAAAAGACTTTTGATACTATATTAAAAGTCGCAAATAAATAAAGAGAGGAAAACAAAATGGCATTATGGGGATTATTAGACAACGAAGCTTCTAAACCAAAATATCTTAACGATGGTGATAAAGCAGAATGTTATGGTGCTGATACAGCTGAGGTCGGTGCATCTAGTGGTGTAACTTCAGAAGGTTGGGTCTTAAGAAAAGCAGTAGGGTCAAGAACTCAATTTGAAACATTGGTTGCAATGTCTTCAGGTTCAATGGGTGCTGACGTTGCAGACTTTGATGACGATTCAGACGTAGCAACACCTGATGTTGATGACGATACAGTATTAGCAGATAGTTAAGATTTAAACGCATAGGAAAAAATTATGAAAAATTTTAGAGATTTCATTACAGAACTTTATAGACCATCAACATTCTTTGGTGCAGGTCTTTCTTCAATGAAAGTACCACACGATATAACTGATGCTGATGTTAAGTCAACAGTGAATGCTATACTTGGACACACCGCTGTATCCGAGTTTTTAAATCCAAGTGCTGCAATAGGTCAAGTAGAATCTAAACTTGCACAAATAGGAATTAACAGAGTCAGAACTGCAGAATACGGTGAGATGCCAGTTGACGAAGAAATTACTGGAAATGGTGAAACAACAGTTTCCTTTTCGCAATTTGGAGAAATCACAGGTAAATCAGTTGATACACCTCACGATGAGTTCGAAAAAGAAGAAAAGGTAATTGATGTTAAATTCAAGTACGAACAACTAAAAACTGGTTCATTTAAAGTTTACGGTTCACTAGTGTAATACTCGGGGATGTCTCATCCCCATTACACCTACATACTATTATATTATGGGTCTTTTTGACAAACTAACAAATAAAAACTTCCAAGCATTTGCTTTGAAACACTACGATGACCCTCAATGTGAGGATGTAGCAGATTTTCAAGAAGACTTGAGAAGGATTCGATATCTCAAACGATTGCTCTTCAGACATCACGAATATGGTGAAATCAGAGAGCGACTTATGTTGAATCATCTTATATGTCTATTCAATGTTTTTGGATACGACGCTTGTATGAGGATGTTGCAGTTTAAGATACAAGAAGATGCATATTGGTCATCTATCAAAACTATGTTATTGTATATGGGATATGTGGGAGAAGATTTCTATCCATCTCTTAAATTAGATGAAGTTTTAAATGAGAGATTAAAGGATATATAAACGCTGGTTTAGCTCAGTAGGTAGAGCAACTGATTTGTAATCAGTAGGTCGTCAGTTCGATTCCGACAATCAGCACCATTTTAACCGTGGGGTTATAGCTCAGTAGGGAGAGCGACTGGTTTGCAATCAGTAGGTCGTGGGTTCGATTCCCTCTAACTCCACCACTTAAAACACCTAAATAGTATTATGAGAGTTGTAGACACATTAATAGTATTCCGTATCCTTAAGATGTTAACCACACCTTTTGATAAGCATCCAGCATATAAGTTCGGGTTTATTGACGATAGAGGTAAAAGAATAAAACTAAAATCAGTTAAGGGTTCAAATCAGAAAGTAGAGAACAACCCAAAAACTGCAGAAGAAAAAGCATCCCTCACTCCTTTACATAGATTAGTATTTAACCTCAAGAAGATAATAGAGAAGGTTCCTTTTGGTAAGAGTTCATTTGCATCTTATGCTGTTGCACTTGCACTGTTAAAGGAGAACCAAGTGTTATCTAATGACCAAATGTTATCATTAGAAGAACAGTTTTACCGTTGGTTAAAGGATAATGATAAAGTCTCTGTAGATATGATTACCGAGTCAGCAGAACTCAATACACTTGAAAGAGGTTCATATAGACTCAGAAGAAAACACATTCAAAATGAAACTGAATATAGTCCTAAGACAGAAGTATTTGTAAATAACGAACACTCCAAGTATTTTGGTGTCTCAGTATATGCAGGTGTTTGTCAGAACGATAGGATATTGGTAACAGCAGATGATGTTTATTGAAGAAATCCAAACGATTAATAACCTCAAGTACTCGGACTACCAAGACCATAAGAAAGTCAAATATAAAGAGATAGAAATCTTTAGTGGAGACTGGAAGGACATAGTACTACCCACCCCACCGAAAAATGATAGTAAGCAGGTTCGTATGGAACTTGACGAGATAAAAAAGGCACGAGACAATACTACAAAATTGCAGGAACTAGAATATCTCAACACGGATGAGAATCCATATTATTATATCCAAGACTATATGGAAAAGGAAGAACTCTACTATGATGAGGAGAGAATGGTTTACTTAGGAGAACAAGTAAGACCCATCATACGACACTACAAAAACTTATTCGATAGACCTAGACCATATCAAATTGCAGAAAAACTTGGTATTGATTTTGATAGATATATAACAAAAACATCAAAGACACCATCCTATCCTTCAGGACATACAGTTCAACCTAAGATTGTTGCTAACTATTACGCAACTATCTATCCCGAACATAAAGATGGATTATACAATGGTGCAATAATTAGTGGAATGGGAAGAATGAGAATGGGAGTTCACTTTCCATCAGATATTACTGCAGGTCACGAACTTGCAAATAGACTTATGAAATATCTTAAATTTGATATGATGGAAGATGCACCAGTCAACGCAACAGGAAGTGCTGTCGTAGGAACTGGTAATGATGTCGCAACTTGGAGACCTAAGAAACGCAGGTCATTCAATGATGTGATGAAACGAAGATAATATTATGATAAAATTCTTAAACTATTTGGCTTTATTTACCTCTCTTACTATTGCAGGAATCGCTGCATACTTTTCAGTTATCGGAATGGCAACTATATTTGCAGGTGCATATCTCGGAACAATAGTTATGATGACTGCATTGGAAGTTGGTAAACTTGTCACTGCTGCATATCTACACTTAGTGTGGGAAAAACTTAATTATCTAAAATGGTATCTTTTAACTTCTGTTGGGGTGTTAATGTTAATTACATCTCTCGGTATATTTGGATACCTATCTAAAGCAAACATTGAAGTGTCTCTTGTAGGAGATGGAAACAACTTAGAACTATCTATACTTGACACTAGAATAAACGCAGAGAAAGGTAAGATAGAAAGATACCAAGACAGAGTTGCAAACTTAGACCTAGTGTTATCTACTGGTAGACCACAAGATAGAAACTATATCAACAGACAACAGAGAGACGAGAGAACGCAAATTGCAGAAGACATAGACACTTCAATCAATCTGATTACGGAATACACTGAAGATAAATTACCAATACAACGCAAACAACTTGAACAGGATTCTAAAATAGGGCCAATTAAGTATGTTGCAGAGGTAATCTATGGTCAAGAAGACAGTGTCAAGTACCTTGACAACGCAGTGAGGTGGGTCATATACGCACTTATCTTTGTGTTTGACCCACTTGCAGTGTTACTCCTAGTGTCATCAGCAGGACTTATTGCACGAAAAGTTGAAGAAGACAAACCCAAAGTAGTTGAAAATAGGTATGTAATTCAAGTCCCAAAAAAACGAGTTAAAGACTTGTCAAATACTAAATAACCTTGTATAATTAATTTTAGGAGATTAAAATGGCAGCACCCGAAGGATATGATACCCCGACTATACCTTTAATGGACGACCTTGCAGGAAGAAAAGCTTGGTTTGAAACTGGAGATGGATTACCACCAGTACCAGCTGGATATGCAGAAATGGAATCAGATGACCCACAAAAAGTGGCATATGATGCTAGTGTAGTTACTAATAATGCTACAATTGCAGAGATTCAAGCTCTTATAGACGGATAAAAAACCCCCTTGTAAATAACATTAGTATCGTGTATAATGGTACTAATGTTATGGTTAGAACGAAAATACTTGAGTATGGTCGTGTCCTCATTGGATATGGCAAAATGGAAGGGAGATACTACCCTTAATCATCGTTGTCTCTATTGTGGAGACTCATCAAAAAACACTTACAAAGCACGTGGATACCACTTTGCAGTCGAGCAGAGTTATATCTACAAATGTCATAATTGTGGTAAATCCACATCATCAGTAAATTTCATCAAAGACCACTTTCCAGTTATTCACAAAGAATATGTAAAAGAGTGGTTGAAAGAGAGTGGTCGTAAACCTAAGAGAAGTGCAAGTAGTCATAAGATGCCATCTTCTAATGAGTTTAAGTTTAAATCGAAAACAAAAGAGATAAATACAAAAGATATTATGACTGTTGATAATCTAAAATTCTTAATGAAACCGTGTAGTGAAGTTGCAGTTGCAAAGAAATATCTAGAAGATAGAATGATTCCCGAAGTACATTTCAAAGATTTATGGTATACAGAACACCCACAATCTTTAAGTATGTTGTCTTCTAAATACAAAGACCGTGTCCTTGGAAATGACCCAAGAATCGTATTACCTTTCTTTAATGAGGAAGGGGAACTCATAGGAATCAGTGGAAGAGCAATCAATGACTCACCACTAAGATACTTAACTATGAGATTCCAAGATGAACTTCCACTCATCTTTAATCTCAATAAAGTGGACAAAACTAAAACTATCTATGTGACTGAAGGCCCAATAGACAGTTTATTCCTACCGAATGCAATTGCAGTTGCAGGTAGTGACTTCAAAAAAATAGATGAGACGATAAAGAATAATTCAGTACTCATATTTGATAATGAACCAAGAAACAGAGAGATATTAAAAAAGTTAGAAGAGGTTGTTGACCTTGGATATTCAGTATGTATTTGGAATGACAAACGAATAACTGAATACAAAGATATCAATGAAATGATTGTTAATGGATTGACAGCAGAAGAAGTTAAGAGTATAATAGATAGATGCACATTCACGGGTCTTAGTGCAAAGTTAAAGATTAAGGAGTACAAGAAGATATGAATGCAGATATAAGAGTTCTAAAGACAGACGGGTCAAAGGTAGAGATAAACTTAGAGAAGATTCACAGAATGGTAGAGAAAGCGTGTAAAGGAATTACAGGTGTTTCTGAATCATTAGTTGAGATGAATAGTGGTTTACAATTCTATGATGGTATAACCACAAAAGAAATACAAAAGATTTTAGTCAAGTCTGCAAGTGATTTAATATCCTTAGAGAATCCTAATTATCAATTCGTTGCTGCAAGACTACTACTGTTTGGAATACAGAAACAGGTATTCAATACCAAATGGAAAGACAGCGAGATATATCCACCACTCAAAGAACTCATTGAAAGAAATATTAATAAAAGAGTATATGATTCAGAGATTTTATCTCTATATTCAGATGAAGAGATATCTAAGTTAGAGGGATATCTAAAACACGGAAGAGATTTAGACTTCACTTATGCAGGTCTTCAACAAGTTGTTGACAAATACTTAGTTCAAGATAGAAGTAATGGAGAGGTATTTGAAACACCTCAATTTATGTATATGTTAATTGCAATGACTCTGTTTAGAAGCTATGGCGAGAATAGATTAGAATATGTTAAAAAATATTATGATGCAATCTCTACATTCAAAATTAATATTCCAACACCAATTATGTCGGGAGTGAGAACACCTTTAAGACAATTTGCATCTTGTGTTCTTATTGATTCCGATGATTCACTCGATTCAATCTTTAGTTCAGATATGGCAATCGGAAGATATGTTGCTCAAAGAGCAGGTATTGGAATCAATGCAGGAAGAATCAGAGGAATGGGTTCAAAGATTAGAGGAGGAGAAGTTCAACATACTGGAGTCATACCTTTCCTTAAGAAGTTTGAGACCACTGTTAGATGTTGTACTCAAAATGGAATTAGAGGTGGAAGTGCAACAGTTCATTTCCCTATCTGGCATCAAGAGATAGAAGATATCATAGTTCTGAAGAACAACAAAGGAACTGAAGACAACAGAGTTAGAAAGTTAGATTACTCTATACAGATATCAGAGTTGTTCTATAAAAGATTCCTTGCAAACGAAGAGATAACATTGTTCAGTCCACATAACGTGCCAGGATTATATGATGCATATGGAACAGAAGAGTTTGATGAGATGTATGAGAAGTATGAACGTGCAACTTCTATACCTAAGACTAAAGTAAGTGCAAGAGAACTGTTTACTGATATCTTAAAGGAAAGAGCAGAGACAGGAAGAATCTATATTATGAATATTGACCATTGTAATACTCATAGTTCATTCACTGATAAAGTTTATATGAGTAATCTATGTCAAGAGATAACATTACCAACAGACCCTATCGACCATATTGACGGAGAGGGAGAGATTGCATTATGTATTTTATCTGCAATCAACATTGGACTTGCAAGAGAGGATGAACTGGAATTATTATGCGACCTTGCAGTTAGAGGATTAGAAGAATTAATTGATTATCAAAAATATCCAATCAATGCAGCACAAAGGTCAACACTTGCAAGAAGGTCACTTGGAATAGGATACATTGGTCTTGCACATTATTTTGCAAAGAATAAGGTCAAGTATGACGACCAAGATGCTTGGAACTTGATACACGAACTAACAGAAAAATTCCAATACCATCTTCTAAAATCATCAAATGATATTGCAAAGGAGAAAGGTGCTTGTGAGTATTTTGACAGAACAAAATATGCAGAAGGACAATTACCAATTGACCACTACAAGAAAGAAGTAGATGAACTAGTAAAACCAGTTTATAAAATGGATTGGGAACAACTAAGAAAAGATATCAAAATACACGGTTTAAGACATTCCACATTGACTGCACAAATGCCATCTGAGAGTTCCTCAGTCGTCTGTAATGCAACGAATGGAATAGAACCACCTAGAGACTACCTTAGTGTCAAGAAGAGTAAGAAGGGTACATTGAAACAAATAGTTCCTCAATACACTCATCTTAAGAACTCTTACACATTACTATGGGATATGAAAGATAACACTGGATATATCAATGTGGTTGCAGTGATGCAGAAGTTTTTTGACCAAGCGATTAGTGGTAACTGGTCTTACAATCCCGAGAACTATGATAATGGAGAAGTTCCAGTGTCAGTTATGGCAAAAGACTTATTAAACACTTACAAATATGGTTGGAAGACATCGTATTATCAAAATACTATGGATGGTAAAACAGAAGATGTTGTTAAGGACGAGAACTCTGCAATGAATGACTATATACCACCTATGATGGATTCACCAAACGATGAGGAGGATTGCGATGCCTGTGCCATTTGAGAATAGAACTGTACACTTCGTCAATGAGGATGGTGTTTCGGGAAAAACTAATCCCGAGACTTGGTCTTTGATGAAGGATAGGTTTGTCGTATTAAGAAACTTTATACCCAAAGAGATTATAAATATGACACTAGATTCTTGGAAGACAGTTGAGTCAAATCCAAAATGGGATGAATCAATCTTATATCGTGAAATGAATGATATAACGAGTCATTCACCTAAAAACTCTATAGGTAAATCTAAAGCAGGTTATTGTACACCTTGGGGTGTAGCAATGCATAGATGGTTAAAGGATGCATTGGATACAGTTATTGATATGCAACTAAGAGAAACCTATTCGTATACTAGAAAATATGACAGGGGTGCATACTTAACTTCACATTTAGATAGACCTTCTTGTGAAATAAGTGCAACAATATGTTTAGACTATAAGTCTGATGATAATACACCTTGGAAGATATGGGTGCAGAACGATAGAGATTATGTTGATGAGACAGACAGAGAATGGATTATAAATAACACGCAGAATGTTCCCATTAGAAAAAGAAATTCAATTGCAGTTTCGTTAGAAGTTGGAGATGTTCTCTTATATCAAGGGCCAAACATCCCTCATTGGAGAGATACATTTTTAGGAGAGTATAGTTATCATATCTTCTTACACTTTTATAATAACAATTCTAGGATAATGAATATACCAAGTGCTCAATTTGCAAGAAAGGACTGGTTAAAAGGAAATGGAAGAGATGTTCCAGTATTAGAATTTGATGGGAGACGAGATAGGTATTCAGTAAAAGAAGGCGAGAGTGAATACAATAAAAGGATGCAAGAGTTTTCAGAAGAGTGGAATCAAATACCAAATAAAACAGACCTTGCTAATGCATATGAAGGGTTGACTAGAGTAGAGAAAAAAGGAAAATGACCGTATTTAATAAGAACAAAGTTGACTTCACAAAGAATAAGATATTCTTTGGAGAGGAGTTAAACACACAAAGATTTGATGAGTTCAAGTATCCTATATTTGATAAACTTACTCAAACACAATTAGGATTCTTTTGGAGACCCGAAGAGGTATCTCTACAAAAAGATAGAGCAGATTATCAGAATCTTAATGATGCACAAAAACACATATTTACCTCTAACTTGAGGTATCAAACTTTACTAGACTCGGTTCAAGGTCGTGCTCCATCCATAGCATTTTTACCGTTTGTGACACTTCCCGAACTCGAGTCTTGTATTATTACTTGGGATTTTATGGAGACAATACATTCACGAAGTTATACACATATCATTAAGAATGTGTATAGTAATCCTAGTGATATCTTTGACACTATACTTGACGAAGAAGCAATCGTAAAACGTGCAGAGATGGTCACTGAAAAGTATGACGAGTTTATTGCACTTGGTCGTAGAAGATTACTTGGTCTTAAAGTAGATGATTACGATTTATATAAG